TGATATGCAAGCTTCTGTAATTAGGGTAGTTTTCTAACTCTACTCCAAAGTGTTTCTTTAGGTTATACTTTTCATCTGATGGATTAAATAGTGTCATTAGGATAGTACTTTCTTCCGCAAGGTTTCCCGTATCCTTAACATCATCAGCAGTTGGGAAGATATACTCTCCTGCAAACTTCAATCTCTCCATATTTGCAAGCTGTCTGTTACTATGACATACATTTATGAATGTAAAAAAACATAGATTTCTTAATGTAGTGGTATATTCTAGCCACTTGTCCATATTCTCCTTTAATGTGAAGCCCCTTTCCTTTCTCCACTTCCTTATGTGGTCTGTTATCACTACAGTAAACTTGTGAGGATTGTTCTCTTTGTACCCTACTATTCTTCTATGCTCTTCTACCTTATTAGTATCTGGATTATGCCACTCATAAGACTCATATATAAACTCTCCATGCCTCTTTGCATATCCCATTATGTACTTGTAGCCCCCTGTAGGATTAGTAGGTTCTTCTATAAAGAATATTTTACCATGCCTGACCTTCCTTCCACCTTCATCATACTCCCCAAACATAGGTACAATTCTAGCTAGATAGACAGCCTTCAGCTTATCACTATGCTCTTCTGTTAGTTTAATTAGCTCTCTAGTACCATCCTCATTTACATGGAATAGCTTACCCATTAGATAGTCCTGACAGATTAGATACCTTTCCCCCTTGTACTCAAAGTCAAATAATCCATAATCGTAGTTCATAAAATAGGCTGCTATTTTGAACTCCTTGCTCACTCTATCTATCTCATAAGAATAGTATATCCACTCTATGTCATCCAGCCTGTTTTGGGATAGCATATATAAATATGGAGTGATTAAGAAAGAATAGTCCACAAGAGTAGTCTTTCCAACTTTTGGTTGAGCAGCTACACCAATAGAGGTTTTCTTCTGTAGTCCATGAATTGCCTTATCTAATGATAATAAACCTGTAGGCAAGCCTAGATTCTTACCCTCTTGACCATCTAGGAAGGTCTTCACAAAATTACTCATAGTTACTCTCCTTTAAGGGTAGTCTGTAAAATTAGTAGTAGGGGTTTCCACAGCTTCATTGTAATGCTTCCTGCATACTATCTTTATCTCTGGCCCCCATTGTATCTCATACTTCTTATGACCTCTCTTGCCACACATGAAACACTTATACTCTGGTAATGGCTTACCATTGATAGCTTCTGTACTATCATCCCACTGATCTATTAGGTCATCCCTTATCCCCTTCATCTCTTTGAACATCTGCTTCTCTATGTCTGTAAGTGGTGCTCTCCCAGGATTAAGAAGACCTAGCAACCCCATTAACCTACCTTTCAGCCAGTTTCTTTGTTGTGCTTCTTCTCTTGTCATTACTTTATAATTTTACCTCTCATTTGAGATTGTGGTTTACTCTCTATTTTCTGACAATAACCAAGTAACATAGAAGTCCTTGTAGCTCCTTTACCTTCAAATATAAAGTTTATTGGACTCTTTAAATACTGTGGGTCTTTTAGAGTAGATAGATAAGTATCTGTAGCTTCTAATACATCATTAACTCTATACTTAGGATACTTACTAAAGAACTCTTTCATATGTGCTACAGCATCTTGCCATGCTGTTACTCTACTAGGATTCAATAAATGAAATCTAGCTACCCACTCTTTTACCCACTCAAAGTCTAATTCCTGCCCCTGAAATAACTCTACATTCCACTTAATAGTTCTAGTTTTAAAATCCCTCTCCACTATCTTAGTAGTATTGATAGCTTTAACAGCCTCTTCAGGACATACACTATCAACATCTAAATCAAAATAGTAGCCCAGCAGAACTAATAGCCCTGCTGACCTATCTATCTTATGCTTGCCTAGTATCTTAGGCACTTCTGGATTTATGAGCATGAGTCTACCTCTCTTTTCAGCCTATTAAGCTTATTTAGGTCTGCTGCATTATACCCAGGCTCCTTAAAACCTAGTCTGGGTATCAGTTCTTTCAGTAATTTTACTAGCTTACTAGTAGGTAGTGATAGTACCTCATCTCCTACTACAATTCCATCTTCACATTCATCTGCTTCTGTAAGTGCTTCTTCCATACTGTTGAATACCTTATTCTCTCCAGCTTCATCTGTGACTATGCTGGCAAACTCCCAACCACCTGCTTTCTCAATTACAATGAACATAAATTATTGATTTAAAGATTATCTAATACTGTTTCCTTGTACATAGCCATTACCTGACTCTCCACATCACCATCCTCTCTCTCCCTTTCTTTGAAGTTAATAACATACTTGAATGTCCTTACATCTTCTAATGTTACCCACTTTATCTTATTGTGATCAAATCCTCTCATAGCCCTACTAGCCCACTCTACATCTATAGTACCATCAGCTACTAGTACTATTATCTTACCTGTTATATTAGGTCTGAACCTTATCCTTCCTGCTCTTTGAACAAAATGTAATTGCTGCCTGCTTAGCTGAACAATGAATAAACAATCAATATCACCTAGATTATGCCCTTCATTTATACTCTCTACACAGCTTAGCCTGTTTATATTCCCTGCCTTAAAATCATCATATCCTCTATCCTTCTCATAATGTTCTAGTATCCTAGCTACTCTATCCCTCTTATCTATAGGGTCTGTTGGCTTACAGCTAGGCTTACTAAAATACCTTCTATCACATACCTCTATAGCCTGCTCTATACCACCACAAAAAATAAGAGTCCTTACATCTTGTGGTATTATATGAGATAGCATATTAACAGCAGCTCTTGTCTTAGACCTCAATACTTTAATAAACTTCATCCTATTTAATAGGTTCAGCTTGCCACCTATCATCAATGCTCTCTTTGCCAGATAGTTATACTTCTCTTGCTCTGTCTGATAGAAATAGCCCTTTGTTGCATTACCTGACTTCACATACTTATCTACCTTATCCATAGGCACAGTTATCACAGTAATCTCATAAGGAGATGATATACCAAGCTTAATGGAATCTGGCATAGTTAGCTCATATACAGGTCTAATTTCTAGCCTCTTGAATATGTCTATCTTATGGAAGTTAGCTGGTCTAGTGGCAGTTAATACTAATAGCCCTGTAATCTGATTGTCCCTGAAGAATGTCTCATTAGACTCTGTTACATTGTGTCCTTCATCCAACACCACGTAATACTTTCCACCCACCAGCTTGTGCATTGAATCATAGCATATTTTGGTGACATGGTCATTGTATAAGTCCAGCTTACCCCATTTATTAAATTCGTCTTTCCAGTTCTCATCTCTTAGTTTTATAGTAGGAACAATAATGATTATCTTACCATCATAGCCTTCTGCAACTAGTCTGGCTATCTTATCTATGGCTACCTTAGTCTTACCTGTGCCTGTAGCCATATAGACACCACCATATCCCTGATTCCTTTCTACTGCATTAAGAGCTTCTTCTTGTACCTTACATCTTATCCTATTAGTGATGTTCATGTGCTCTATATCCTCAATATCCTCATCATCAAATAGCTTCTCTCTTATCTTTGCTATCTCATTAACATGTATCCTAATATTGGGTGCTGTTAGTATAGCATTTAACTGATTATACAGGTCTTCCCTTACCTCTAGCCTTGTTGTAGCATTTGTTTTCATTGTGTTTGTTTTTTGTTCAGTTGTCTCATTGATTTTTTAAATATCCTTTTTATCTTTCTCTTTACCTTATCTTCCCAAAAGTATTTCCACTTACCTTTGCCCTGAAGATTCATGTATGGTTTCATGTTTACCTCCTAGTGTATGTCGGCATATGAGTTTCCATAAGCCACACTTATCCTTAATTTTACATTGAGCTTTAGCTCATTGTTGGTTTCCTCTATAGCAGCCTGTAATTTAGCTCTTACTTCTTCTCTATTTTTAGGTAGTAGAGGAAATACTACTTCATCATGGAACTGGCCACATATGCAGATACCCTTATTCCTTACCTTCCTTACCCAAGTATCAAAGCAATATACTCCTGTACCTTGATTTAAGGTAGAGAACTTATCCTTCTCAAACCTTAATGAATACCAAAATCTACTCACAGGATTAAATAGCCACATCTGACCATTAACTGTCTTTACCATACAGTTCTGTGATACCTTCTTTACAGCCCAGTTTCTCTTCCAATATACATTAAGCATCTTCTGTGTCTTATCTCTATGCCATCCTGTAGTTAATGATAGCTTAGTAACACCAACTCCATATACAGCAGAGAAATTTACCTTCTTAGCATCTCCTCTTGTCTTCTTGATATTCTTGTATCTTCTATTCTCTTCTTCTGTAAGTCTCTGCCCATTCAGATTATCTAGATCTCTTCTCTTCTCATACCATTTATAAAATTCTATATCATCCTCTGCTAACATTTTACCTTGTAGACCTACATCTAAATGAGGGTCAAAACCCTCTTCTTGCATCTCTGCTACAAACCCTGGGTCATAGTAGTACATGTAGTGCTGTTTGGTACTATCTTCAA